GACAGAAAATTAACCACTGAAAACGAAAAAAATCAAAAATCCCTATATATAGAAACACGCACGCACGCACGCGATAATAAATTTATAAATAATATAAATATTAATAATAATAAATTTATAAAAAAAGAGAATTTAGAAAATTTAAAAAATAATCAAGAAAAGAAAGAACGCGTTTTTAATCAAAACGCCTCTTTTGTAGTGAGCTTTTTAAAACTTGATGAAAAGGAATGTGAAAAAATGGCAAAAAAAGAATTTAAAGTCCCAAATGCTAATGAGCTTATGGGGCAAATAATAGCTTTTAATGAGAAAAATGGCACAAACTTTGGCGAAGAGTTGGCTAATGATTTTATAGGTTATTGGGATGCTAGGGAATGGAAAAGAAATGGAAAAAGAATGTCAAGCATTGCAGGCAGTCTTTATACTTGGCTTAAATATGCTAAAGAAAACGAGCTAAGAAAAAATCAGCGTTTTAACAGAAAAAAAGAAGCCAATCCTAGTGTGGTTGATAGCTTGATGGAGTATTACGGAATGAAAGATGAGAACAAAGACAAGATCTTAGGATGCTTTTAAGGAGTAAAAAATGCAAGAAAAAATACAAATTTTAATGGACTTATTGGAAATTAATAAGGCTCAGGCAACTGATATTGTAGGTAGATATCTCAAAAGCGTTAAGGATATTCATGCTTTCTTAGATTTTTATTTCGAAACTTTAGAAAGAGAGAATATCGTAGGGACAACCTATGAGAAATTAAGAAGAGTTTGCAAAAGAGCTGAAATCGAGTTTAAAAAGCGTTTTGAAGACAAAGAAATTTTTTTAGAATGGTTAAAAAATAAATATAAAAATAGTCCATTTTTTAGATTGCTTGAAAGTGATTTTGAATACTCATATGTTTGTTATGATGGACAGGGCAACCTTTTTAAACGATTAGCAAAATCAATTAATATGTTGGTTTGTCTAAATAATTTTGGAGAATTAACCTACGAAGATGGAGAAATGCTAAAAAATAACGAATTTAAACACGCTTTAATAGATTTTATATTTAAAAATCAAGAGCGCATAGGAAAAGATATATATAAATACTTCTTATAAGATAAAAGGATATACATCTTTAAGCCATGAAGAAGAATATAATAACTTTAAGAAGGTGCAGAAAAAAATTTTTAAGGAGAATCAAGAAGAATTTCAAAAGAAAGTAAAAGTCAAAATGGCTTTTAAAAAAATAAGCTAATTTTAAGAAAGCCTGAAATGGAAAAGTATTTTTTAAAAATTGATTTAAAAAGCAACCCAGTTCCTTATAAAAGAACCACGCAAAGATCTAAATTTGCATGTAAAGATTATCTTAAATATTTAGATTTTAAAAAACTCTTGCAAATGGAGTTTAGAAGACAAAATAATATTAGCTGTTTTCAAGCCTTTGATAAGCAAAAGAAATATGAGTTTTCTTTAAAAATAGGATTTAACAGCAAAAGGCATGGCGATGGGGACAATATCGTAAAATGCGTGTTAGATGCGTTATTTGAAAACGATAAGAATGTTTTAAAAGGCGATTATGAGATTATTAGTTTTAAAAAATCTTTTTTAGACTTAGAAATCAAAGAATTTAATTTTAAAGAAGGGGTGGCTTGATGGCTAGAATGATGACTAATGGCAAAAGCATCACAAAAGAAGAGCTTGTATCAAAGATAGAAAACTACTTTAGTGAAAAAACTGTTTTAAAAGAAACTAAAGAAAGTGTTATTTTTGCACCTAAAACAAAAGTGGGATTAGCTGTGCATTTAGGAATTACAATGCAAACCTTAGGCGAGTGGGAGAAGGATAAGGATTTCGGAGAAATTGTATCTCAAGCTAAGCAAAAATGTGAAATGGATATTTTAAACCATTCCTTAATCGGCACTTATACCCCAAGTGTTAGTATGTTCTTGCTAAAAAATCAGCACGGTTATGTAGACAAACAAGAAGTAGTCAGCGATAATGTTCAAAAAATAGAAATTATAAGAAGTGAAATCAAATGAAATTAAAGCTTGACTTTTCTTACACTCCTGCACAACTTAAAGTTTTTGATGATAAAAATCCACGCTTTATAACTGTAGCAAAGGGCAGAAGACTTGGTTTTACAAGGGGAAGCGCTAAGTTTGTCATAGAAAACTTGCTTTTAGGACAAAATGTTTTATGGGTGGATACCATACAAGCAAACTTACAAAACTATTACGAGTTATATTTTACACCTGAGTTAAAAAACTTGCCAAAAGATTTTTATTCTTGGAGTGTACAAGATAAGAAATTAATCATTAACGGAGCGGTACTTCATATGAGAAGTGCTGAAAGAAGTGAAAATATCGAAGGTTTTGGATATGACCTTGTTATTTTAAACGAAGCAGGAATTATTTTAAAAGGCAGCAAAGGAGAATATCTTTGGTATAACGCCATACGCCCTATGTTGCTTGATAATCCTAAATCAAGAGCGATTATCGGTGGAGTTCCTAAAGGAAAAAATCTATTTTATGAACTTTGCAAAAAAGAACTCAGCGATAAAAATTGGAAACACTTTCAATTTTCAAGCTATGATAATCCATTTTTAAAAGAAGAGCAAATTAAAGAATTAATTGAAGAAGTGGGTGGCGAAGATAGCGAAGTAGTCAAGCAAGAAATTTATGGCGAGTTTATAGATAGCTCGAGTGCGGAGCTTTTTGCATTAACTGAAATTGAAAATGCGATGAGCAAGAACTCTTTTAGCATTGAAAAAATGCAAGGCGAGAATATTTGGGGGCTTGATGTAGCAAGATATGGAGATGATAAGAGTGTTCTTGCAAAAAGAAAAGGTTTTGTAATTGATGAGATTAAAAAATACTCACAACTTGGAACCATGGAATTAGCAAACAAAATACTAGCCGAATACAACCAAAGCGAAGATAAACCAAAGGGTATTTTTATAGATACTTGCGGTCTTGGCGTTGGCGTATATGATGTCTTGTTAACTTATGGTTTGCCTGTATTTGAGGCAAATTCTGCAAATTCTGCAACCAGTAATGAATACTTAAATAAAAGAGCGCAAATGTATTTTACCTTTGCTAAAAACTTAAAACACATGGAGCTTGTTAAAGATGAAGAATTAAAAAAAGATATGAGAATGATTGAATATGAGTATAGCGACAAGGGGCTTTTAAAGATAGTTTCAAAAGAACAATTAAAAAAGAACTATGGCAAAAGTCCTGATGTTAGCGATGCGGTGGCTCTAACTTTTTTTGAAAAACTATACAGCAGAAACAATACTAATGAAGATTGGAGTTATGATGGCTGGTGAGTTTTTAATGATCTATGATGCAATTGATGTAAACAAAATAAAAAAGCTTTCAAATTTAAGCGATGAGGCTATAAAGTCAAGTCTTGCAAATGAATTTTTAGAGCTTGTATCAGGGTTTAATAATATTTCTAAAAAGAAATTTAAAAGAGAATTTGCGGAGTTTTTATTTGAAAAAGGAGTGAATGAAAAAGATATTTTAAAAATAACAAATTTAAGCAAAACAACAATATGGAGAATTATGAATGAAAACAAAAAGAACTAATGATGAGAGAGTGTCGTTTTTAACACAACTCATTAGAGAAAGTAAAAGTGGATATGAAAATTACAAACCACACTTTAAAGAATTGCAAGATGCTTATTTGCTTGAAAATAAGGCAATGCAAAAATTGAGAAAAAGAAATAAATCAAGTATCTACATACCAAAAATAAACGCTAAGGTAAAGTATTTAATCACTAGCTTAAATGATGTATATTTTAATAGTGAGAGAATGGCAGATATTGAAACTTACATTAATAGCGATGATACGATTATAGAGCTATGGCAGAATGCAATTGATTTTTATAGTGGTAAAATCAATATGTTTAAGATTTTTCAACCGCTTTTCTTAGATGTTTTACTTGTGGGAACAAGTATAGCTAAGCTTACTTGGCATAAAGGAATGCCACGCATTGAAAGAGTAGATATTGATAGTATATTCTTTGATCCAAATGCATTAAATAGTGAAGATGTAGGTTATATAGTCAATGAAATTTACCTAACTTATAATCAAATCCATGAAAGACAAAAGCTAGGATTTTATAAAAACATAGAAATTGAAAAGCTTTTTGACGAAGATGATGAGTATAAAAAAGTAAAGCTTTATGATATTTATGAAAGAAAAAACGATGATGAGTGGGTGGTTTCTACCTTATTTGAAAATAATTTACTTAGAAATGAAGTTACTTTGCAAGATGGACAGCCTTTTGTCTGGGGTTCAATGCTACCACAACTTAAAAAGATAGATAACGAAAACTATGTAAGTGCTTATGGCGAGCCTATAATGGCTTCTGCTATGCCTTTGCAAGATGAAATTAATATAACTAGAAATCTTTTAATAGATGCAGTAAGAACTCATATCATGCCTAAAATAATGATGCCAAAATCAATGGGAGTAAGCAGAGAAGATATAGAAACCTTAGGAAAACCAATATATACAGACGATCCAAAGGGTGTGCAAATATTACCACCACCAAATGTAAATAGTGCGGGAATGAATTTACAGCTTTTAGAAAGCGAACTCACAGAAGTAACAGGAGTTAGTCCGCAAAACAATGGAGCTCAAACTGCACAAAATGAAACAGCAACAGAAATTAGCATAAAAGCACAAGAAGGCGGAAGAAGAAGTGCTGACTATATAAGACAGTATAACGAAACTTTTATAGAGCCTTTATTTGATAGATTTGCAATGCTTGTTTTTAAGTATGGAGAAGATAGTTTTTTTAATGGTTTTCAAAGAGAGGATATACCTAGTTTTAGATTTAAAATTCAAACCGGCACAGGTGCCATGAATAAAGAAATTAGACGTGCAGGAATTCAAGCTAGTATGCAAGTTTTTTCTGGGTTATATCAAATGTATATGAGCATAGGCGATGCAAATTCTGCTTATGGGATTATAAATGCTAGCAAAGAACTTACTAAAGAATTATTACCAATTTTAGGTGTAAAGAATGTAAATAGTTTATTTGCTTTTGAAAATAATGAAGATATTAATCCGCAAATGCAAGGAGAAGCTAATGCTTAATATTGAAATTAAAAGTGATATATCTAAAACTAAAGGAGGAAAGAAATTAATAGATTTTATCAAAGCAAAATATAGTGAATGTTTTTATATAGCAAAAAATAATGATGAGAAAGAGTTAAGGTTAAAAGCTTTAGATACTATGGCTTTTTTAGACATAATAATCAATAAAATAAAGGATGAAGAAGATGGAAAATGATGCTTTAAAAGATTTAATAAATGTCATAACAGATGATGATAAAGGACAAGTTGCTAATAATGGCGATGAACCTACGCAAGTTGTTAATGAGAACGAGCCTGATTATAAGGCGATGTTTGAAGCTTATAAAAGTGAAAATGACAACAAATTAAATGCTTTAATGAGTGAGCTTGAAGCTTTAAAAAATCCAAAAAAAGAGCCAAGTGAACAAGAATTACAAAGAGAGCAGTATTTAAAAGAATTAGGACTTGATGGACTTGATGAGAAATTAAAAAGGCTTGAAGAGCTTGATAAAAAGCAAAAAGACAAAGAAGAGCAAGATGCACTAATCGCTAAATACGCACAAGTGAAAGTGAGTTAAGAAAAGCCTATCCTGATGCGGATTTAAAGGCTATGGCAGAACTTGCAACAAAATTAAATGGTTTAGGCGAAGGGAATATTGACAGCTGGAAAACCTTGCTTAATTTGGTCGGAAAGTCAAATAATGCCAAAAAAGCTGAAGATTTATCAAGTGCAAATAATAATGTAAGAACTAGTGATTTTAACGATAAGTTAAAAAAAGGCGAAGTTAGCGAGATAGATCTAGGCAAAGAATTATTAAGTTTAGTATAAAGGAGAAATCATGGATTTTATAACAGCTTTAAAAGGTGGTACGGGATTAGGATCTAGCTTTGCAGATACTTTGATGAAAACAAGCAATTTTACTCCAAATTTAGCAAGTAGCAGTAGTGGTTTTTAAATGGATTAAAAAATTCTTTTAGTAATTTTGGAGATTGGTTATTTAAAAGTTCTGATGCAAATAAAGTAACTAATTTTGATAGATTGGGAAATGTTTTAGGCGGTGCTGGTGCTTTATATGGTGCTTATAATCAGCAAAAGATGGCACAAAAGAATTATGAGTTACAAAAAGATGCTTATAACTTCAATAAATATCTGGCTAATGAAGAATTAAATAGAAGAAAGAATATGGAAAATAAACTTCAAAACGTTTGGAGTAATTAAATAGATTTGGATTTAAGGAAGCCAAAGGGAAATTATAGCTCCCCTTAAAAAAGGGGAAATCAAGCATTAATAAGCCTTGACTATAATTATACAAAGTAGTATAATTATAACTATAATTTTGGTTAGCAATTTAATCACCTCCCAACTGGGCGGTAAATTAACGCTAAAGGGCGGCAACCCTTTGGCGTTGCACCCTTTTAAAATTATACACAAACTTCCTTAAATCCTTTATTTTAAAAGAAAGAATAAAGGAAACAAAATGGCATTTTATAATCCCCAAAGAGTAGTATTTAACCCTGATACAGGCGTTATACAAAACGCAGGAAAAGTCGGTGGTGTCTTATATGACATCATGAGCAAAAGTTTTGATGATAAAGTTAAAGCTAATGAGTTTCAGCAAGAGCAAGATTTAAGAAAGCAACAAATGGAATTTAATCAGGCTATGCAAAATAATCAGCTTTTGCAAAATGAGAGAAATTTTGATTATCAAAAGGAAAGAGCAAATATAGCAGATCAGCAATGGCAAATGAATTATAATCAAAGAGCTAGACAATATGCCATGCAAAATGCTTTAAGACAGCAAGCAATAAATGCAAGACAAATAAAAGATGAAATTTTGGCAAGTCAAGCAATGCTTAATCTACCAAGTTATACAAAGTCAAATCCTGAGATGAGAGCAATACAAGAAAGATTTAATACCATAAAAAAAGATGGTGGTGATTCTTATTATGATGGGCAAGGTCTTTTGGGTGGAACATGGCAAAACATAAAAGGACTTTTTGGGGGAGATAATATAAATGATGCTCAAGATAGTTTATTTAAGCTTGTAAGCGATAGTATTTATAATGAAAAGGTTAGAAGAGACACAAGCTATAATAGAACAAGGCATGATGAAATTTACAAAGAGCCTTCAGCTTGGAAACCTCAAACCATAAATGCTAAAGAATATGAAAAAGCAATAAGGGATTATATAGCTACTAGCGAAGCTAATATTAATGCTTATTATGATAAGCAAATGGCAAATATTTCTAATTTAAAAAATCCATACATCAATAATCTTTATGAAAAGCAAAGACAAGAAGATTTAAAACATTTTAGAGAGGGATTGGCAAAGGATCTTGGGTCTTATTACATTAAAGATGAAAAATACTCAAAACCTAGTAAAAATGCAGTAATTATAAATAATTCAACAACTAATCAAAATATACAAAACGATTTAGCTAAAAATACACTAGCGGTGCAAAATCAAAATACTCCAAAATTACATAGCGTTAGTTTTAATGGAATTAATGCTCAAATATCAGAGCCTGATGCTAATGGTAATGTAATATTAGTTAATCAAGCAGGTAGAAAAATGCAAGTTAGCGTAGAAGAATTAAAAAAACAAGGATTGATACAATGAATATAAGAGAATTTTTATTAGAAAAACCGCAAGAAAATAACATTATTTCTTTTTTGCAAGATGAAGTAAGTCAAAATGAAAGTCAAAATACAAATGAATATTTAGCAAGTTTAAAAAATGAAGCAATCAATGATTTTTATAAGAATAAAGACAAATATGCTAAAGAATATGAAAAACACAATATTAAAGACCAAATTTTAACAAATCCACTAGGATATATTGGCGAATACAAAAGAGATTTGTATGATTACAATAAAAATCCTTCTATGAATGCTGATGATTTGAGTGATTATATTTTAGATAAGCAGTCTAAATTTAATGCCTCTAAACCTATTTTTACAGATAATAATGAAGTAGCAAGAAAAAATAATCAATTTATGAGAGATTTAGGCGATGAGCTACAAAAATCAGGGCGCGGAAAATTATTACAAGATGATGATGGCTCTTATTGGGTGCAAGATAATAACGGAAATTATTCCAAAGTGCAAGGTAGCACAATGGGTAATTTATATCGCGGAATAAGAGATAATGGTGCTAGTGTAGCTCTAGGAACAGCAGGTGCAATTGGTGGTAGCATGCTAGGCGGTGGAGTTGGTATGGTTGCAGGTGGTGCATTAGGTGCATCTTTGGGAGCAGGATACGATTACTACGGAAATACAAAAGATACAAATCAAGATGCAAATTTAAAAGAAGCTCTTATGCTTATGGGTGAAAATGCGGGACTTTCTTTAATAGGTGATGCAGCTTTTGCAGGAGTTGTCAAAGGAGCAAGAGTTTTAAAAAATACCTATAATATGGCAAAAACAGGAGCACAAGCCGGTAAAGATATGATAGATGGCATGGCAGTAAAAGGTGGTAATTTAGGTAATAGGGTTATAGATAAAATCACCCAAAAAGATATCCCTATGATAGGAAAATTTACAGATGGTGGCTTACAAAATGCAGAAACAATTTTTAATAATCTTACAAAAAATGTAGAGAATAAAAAACAAATAGATGAACTTATAGCAAAAGAAAATCCAACATACTTAGAAAATGGAAAGCCTACAATAGAAATATTAAAAAACATTGTCGAGCAAGGACTTAACAAGAATAATCCACAATTTATACAAGATAGCGCTAAAAGAACAAGTGCTATTTTAAAAAATATTTCAAATGCTTTACAAGGAGTTCCAACTACTCAAAGAAGAGAAATATTATTAAAATCAGCTCAAGCTTATCCCGAAATAGGAAGTTTTTTAGATGATGTTTTGAAGGCTGATAAGGATGCTAGTATTTCTTTTTTAAATATAATTAAAGAACAAGATGAAGTATTTAAAAATAAAACAGGTTTAAATGGTGAGTTTGATGTTAAGGCTTGGCAAAAAGATAATAGCTCTTATAAAAAAAGAATTAATAATGAATATGCTCAAGCTATAAAAAGTATAGATGAGCTTAACAACGGCTCAATAAGGTTAAGCAAAGAAGATTTAGCAAAGATTGAAGAGTTTAAAAACAACAATTTTTTAGAGCAAGATATAAAAACAAATATTAGTAGCTTTCTAGAAGATACTATTGATAAAGACTTAAGTGCTGAGCAAATATTTAACTTAAGAAGTGCTATAAATAAGCAATTAGCCACAGGAAATAAGACATATAATACTAAAGAAGCTTATAGGCTAGTAAAAGATACTTTAGATGAAACTATGATAAAAAATGCAAGTGATAAAGAACTAGCAAAGAAGATTTTAGAAGATGCTAATAAAAACTATGCGTTAAAAGAAAATTTTAATAATAGTTATCTAGGAAAAATCAAAGACCAAGAAACACCCGAAGCACTCGCGCAAAGAATAGCTAATGGTGCTAGAAATATCAATGAAGACAAAGATTTAAAAAGAGCTTTTGAAGGTATGAATGAAGCAGAGCGAAAAGCAAATGAAAAACATGCTTTTAATGCATTACTAGCAAAACATAGAATTGAAGATATAGGATATGATTTTAAGAACCTAGCAAAAGATATGGATAATGTAGAATTTGTAAGTAAAGATTTAAAATATGCAAAAGAAGTAGTAAATGTTTATGCAAAAATTTATCAAAACAATAAAGACTTAATAATGACGGCTTTAGCTAGTAGTGGCAAAAAAACAAATTCTTCAATAGCCACAACAATAAGCGGTGTTTTTGATAGAATATTAATAAGTGGTGTTTTTGCTAGAATGCATGCTTTAGTTCCTTTTATGAAAAGTGCTAAAGAGCAAGCGTTAAGAAATCAAATATTAGATGCATTAAGACTTGCTAAAACCAATAAAGAAGTTATATCTAATCTTAAAAACATAAAAATAGCGGATAAAGAACAAAGTAGAATTTTTAAAGATGCTTTAGATAATTATATTAAAGTAGACAAAGAACAAAATAAGATATTAAAAGATGCACTAATAAAAGAAGGTGTCATTAAAGGCGACAACTTCTTCATGGATAAAGCTGATCCGAGCAAAGCAAAGAGTGATTTAAATGTAAAAATAAGCGTTTCTCCAAATGTTAGAAATTTAGCAAAGCTTACAAATGATGAGATTATAGCCGACTTAGAATATTTAGCCAATAAACATAAAGAGATGTTTAAAAAGCCTAGTGATGTGTTTAAACTTATAAAAGAAATTAAAGAAAATCCTACATTTTTTTATAAAAATAATAGAATAGATATAGCTTTAATAGCAAAAAGATTAAATGATAATAAATTAGGAAAACTTGGTGTAAATAAAGATACTGGAGAAGTTAGGCATATTACTAAATCTAGAAATGCTGACAAAGAAAATGAAAGAATTATAAAAAGAGATGGCAAAAACCCTTTGGTAGAGTCGCCATACTCTACACAGCCCGTATTGTCAAAAGACGCAGAGCCAACGGCGAATGGTGCTAATGCACTTTCAAAGGGTAATAATCCTAATTCTACCCAAGCTAAGCCTAAAAAAAACTTAATGGAAGATATAAAAGAAAATATTGAGGCTAAAGAAGTAGAGAAAAAGAATAAAAAAAGCGTAAAGCAAAAACTTGATGAAAAAATACAAAATGATAAAAAAGCTAGTGAAGAAAGAATTGAGAAAATAAAACAAGTTATAGCTAGAAAGCAAAAAATAGATAAGGTTACAGATAAAAAAATAGCAGGAAAAATAGGCACTTATGCGCTAAAAAATCTTATTAAATTAAAAGAAAGGAGCGAAGATAAATAAAAATTAAGGGTTTTATCCCTTAATTTTATTACAATTGCTTCAATCTTCAAACTATTTCTTAATATTAAATAGGAAAAGATAAAGAAAATGTAAATTAATTTTTAGGTTTGTTTTTTATAGAATCAATTATTTTAGGTAAAAGTGTCAATGCTCCTAATATAAAAGCAAAATAAGCACCTTCATTATGCCCATTAAGAATAAGATATAATCCAACACATATACTAGTAATAGTTATAAGTAGAAAAGATACCATTCCAAAACCATTCCAAAAATGATAAGATTTTATATCTTTTTTTCTAATTTCTATATTTTTATTCTCTAAATCTAGTATTTTATTATCGTTATCTTTTTTATACTCTAAAGATTTCTCTAGCATTGTCACAATTCTATCTGCTAAATCTTTAGGCAATTTTCCTATAGCATTAAGTTCATTCTCCATAAGAAAATTAAGCTGAGTATTGAAAGTTTGAGATGGATTTTCTTTATTTTGATTTTCTTGTTTAATAGTATTAGGTGTTTTTTGTTTTTGTGATTTTTTCAATTTGTTTCTCTCTAAATTCAATATTCTCTTTATATAATTTTGCTTGTTTTTCTCTTATAATAGCATTTAAATCCCATAAATTAAAGCATTCGTTTTTTATAGGCTTACCTACAAAACCATCTACAAAAGCTTGTGTTTTTGTCATTTTGGTTTTCCTTATTTTTGTTTTGTGATTTTTCCGAATTTGGCGTTATACTCTTCATTGCTATGTTTTCTTAATTCTTCTGATTTTTTATAAAAATCATTTATTAAAGTTTTTCTATCTTTTAAAGATGTAGCTTTAAGGATATCTGCATTAAACATATTTGTAAAGCCAAATAAAAAAGCATTTATGTTTGACATTTTTACTCCTTAAAATTCTTAGCATATTTAGCATATACTGATTTTAATTAGATTATACTTTTTTTATAATTAATTTATACTTATTTTATATGTTTTATATACTTAACTTATAGGTTTTTTATAGTCTTATTTTAAAAAAAATATATCTAATTTATTTCAAAACACACTATTTTTGAAATAGCTATTTTTGGAAAAATCCTTAAAACTAAACTAAGGAGAATTCAAAAATGGCTTTACCTTCAATGGGACATACAGCACCCGCAACGGAAAATGTTAAGTTAAAACAATCAATATATGAAACGATTATTAAAATTGGAGCTACTGAAACACCAATTTTAAATAAAATAGGTACTTCAAAGGTTACAAATCCTTTAACTCATAGTTGGATTACTGATACTTTTGAAGAACCAAAAAAGAATGCAAATTTAGAGTTAAGTAAATTTGTAGGTGAAACAAAAAACACAGCTCAAAAAACTACAAATGCTACTCAAATATTCATTACCGAAGCCATGGTATCAAAAGCTTTATTAAAAGCAAATCAATATGGTGGCAATGAAATGGAGTATCAAATAGGCAAAAAAACCAAAGAACATAAAATGGATATGGAATATGCTTTATTTGGTCTAGGCAGAGATAGTGATGTAAAAAAATCAGTTTTCAAAGATTATGTTCAAGCACAAGAAGCAACAAGTGGAGAAATGGCTGGACTTTTTCATTATATCGCTAAAGGAAAAGATAGCTTTTCTGATGGAAAGCGTGGAAATGTATTAGCTTTTGATGAAACAGGAGATTGGAGTGGAACTGCAACAGAACTAACAGAAGATAAACTTAATCAAATTTTGCAAACCATTTGGAATAGCGGAGTGACGCCTAAAGATGTCTTTTTAGGAGCTGACTTAAAAGGAGCTATCAATAAATTCGCTACAAGAATTTTAGGTAATGAAACAAAACTAGCAGGACAAGTAGTGAGCCTTGAAACAGATTTTGGAACGGTAAATTTCCATATGCATAGATTATTAAGCCCTAAATATGGTTTGGGTGATGTTTTAATTGCTGGGGATTTTGAGTATATGAAACATGGGCTTTATATTCCTACTATGATTGAAGATGTTCCAACTGATATTACTGCAAAAGCAAAAAGATTTTATACACAAAGCACTTTAGAAGTAAGAAATGCTGATGCTTTTGCTATAGGCGTGGGATTAACTAGTGGAAATAATGCAAAGGCTAAAGCGGTTTTAAAAGCAGCAAAAGGTGCATAATGCTTTGTGCTACGGCTAAAAAACTCATTATCGCTAAAGTTAAAAATTCTTACAAAATGATAGAAGATGATGAAGTTTTGAAAGCCTATTTTATGGAAGCATTTTATTATATTTTATCAAAATGTGTTCCTAGCGTTCTTTTAAAAAATGTAGAGCAAGGCGAAAAAGTTTTTAGGCAAGTTAGAAATAATCATTTTTTGATTATTCCTGATGAGCCTGATTTTGACAATGAAAAAGAACATTTAATGATAGATGAAACACTTAGTTTTGCTGTGATTAATTATGTTTGTTATTTGATTACAAGATGCGAAGAAAAAGACTTTCTGGCATTATGTGACAAGATAATTAATGAGTATATAGCTAACGATGGCAAGGAGCTTGATGATGAAAGAACATGGTTGTGAGTGTAATTTTACAAATAAATTTAATCGAGCTTTGAGTTATAAAGACTATGCTCAAAGTATAAATAGTGCTATTTTATAGCTTATTTAGATGATAAAAAATGGCTTTTAGCCATGGATGATCTGCTTTTCTTTTGTGAAAAGAGAATTAAAGATAGTGATTATTATGAAGGTTAAAAATGGGAACAAGCTTAAATGAATTAAAAACAGGTAGAGAAAAACTTGAAATCATAAATCAAGTTTTAGCTAGAATAAACAGCATTTCAGAAGCAATAGACAATACAAGACTTGATGAAGTTGTAGGCTTAAAACAAGCTTGCGAATCTTTAAAAAATGAATGTTTAAAATTTAAAAATGATATTGTAGATAAAAATGATGATATTTTAAGCAAATATGATGATATTAATAAAAAATATTCAAATATAAGTGAAAAATACAACAATGTAAATGCAAAATTTGATTATATTAAAGAAGCGTATGAAGATTTTTCTTTAAATAAACAAGAAATACAAAACATTAAAGATTTTTTAGAAAATAATACAGAAGAGTTTGAGAATTTAAAAAAAGATATACAGAAATATGAAGAAATAAAATTTAATTTAGATAATTATATTAATGAAATTAAACAAAATAAAGATTTTGTAAAAGAATATTTTGATTTGAACACAAAAATTAAAGATGAAATTTTAAGTGAACTTAATCATGCTTTAGAAATTGTAGATAGCTTACATTTAAATGTTGATGAATTAAAAGAAATAAAACCTGAATTAATAAGTATTAAAAAAGAAGTAAAAGATTTAGCAAATGAAGCAAAATTAGTAGTAAGTGAAGCAAGCGAAATTATAAAAAATAAAATTAACACTATATTCTTTGAAAACCAAAGATTAAATCAAGAAATGATAGATAGTGTTAAAAAGCTAGAAGAAATTAAATTTGATATTGGAGTTAAATATAAAGAAATAGCTAGTGCATATGAACTACTTTTAGAAAGCAAGCAAAATATAGAAGATTTAAGAGAAGTTATAGCTTTATATAAAGAATTTGAAAATGATATAACATCTTATTCCCAAATTATAAAAGATTTTAAAAGTAAAATAGAAAATTTAGAACGAGATTTAAAATCACAGTCTGAAAGTATCTACTCTTCTTTAAATGATAAACAAAATGAAATATTAAAAAAATTAAATGAAGTAAAAAATGAAGCTTTAGTTAAATTTGATGAACTTACAGCAAAATGTGAAGGGTATAAAATACATTTTGAGCAAAGTTATGATAGGTTTAATCAAAGAGCTTTGATAGCTAATGAAGATTTAGGTAGGTTAGCTGAAGTTGCTAAAAAAGAACTAGGTAATGATAAGTTAATTTATGAAACAGAATTAAAAGTTTTAGCTGAAGAAACAATAAAACAAATGGAAGAAATGCTCAAAGGTTTAAGTGATGAAAGAAATGAAGTCACAGAGGTTTTTGAAACTCAAAAGAAAGAATTTACTACTCTTGTAGATACTTCTAAAGTTATGATTGACAACTTAAATCATATTTTTAATGCGAATTATCAAGCAAAGAAAAATGAGTTTAGTATTATTTTTAATGAAAAATTGCATAGTTTAAACGAGAATAAGCAAGATTTTTTAAATGAGCTTGTGAGCGCAAAAGAAAACGGACTCAATAAAATAAATGAAACAAAAGAGCAAAGCCTTAATGAAATAATCCAAACAAAAGAACAAGGACTTAATGAGCTTGAAACTAAAAAAGGTGAGTGCATAGATGAGATTGACAATCAAGCAAGAATCTATGATATAAGTGGTGTTAAGGCTAATGTTGAATATCTTCTTTCTTTGCTTAATGAGAAAGATGATGGTAAAGATGATGGAATTAAAGATGAAATTGCAAATATAGAGCAAGGTATAAAAGATAAAGAACAAGAGCTTGAAGAGATAAAAAAGCAAATTGAAGAAGCTTTAAATAATAATGATGAATTAAAGCAAAAAAATGAGGAATTAAAGGAAATTAAAAATCAAATCGATGAGGCTTTAAGTCAAGAACCACCTGCTGATACAAGCGAACTTGAAGAGAGAAAAGAAGAACTTGAAAATCAAATTGCTGAGCTTGAAAAAGAGATTGCTGGTGAATTAATTAACAAAAAAGAGGAAATTGAAAAAGAACTTGAAGAAGCTAATCAAAACTTAGAAGACAAAAACAATGAGTTAGAGCAAAATGAAAAAGATAAAAAGCTAATTACACAAAAAGTATTAGATATAACTATTAAAACTTTAGAAGCACTTATAGATACAAAAGTAAGTTTAAATGGTGATGAAGAGATAAATGGAAATAAAACTTTTGCTAATCCTATTTTAGTAAAAGTAGATCCAACTAATGATAACCATTTAACAAATAAAATCTATGTAGATACCGCTTTAAATACAAAAGCAAATTTAAATGGAGATAATATATTTAATGGCACAAATACTTTTAATCAGGCATTAACTTCTCGGGCCAATCCAACAAATGATAATCACTTAACTAGAAAATGGTATGTAGATTATGGTGGTGGAATTAAAAATCTTGGCACAACTGGCAGTATAAATCTAGATTTAAGACAAGCTCAACATTTTATTTTAACAGCAAATGCAGGAACAAGCATAGGAATAGCTAATTTTGGAGGAGTAGGAAAAAGCGGAACAATAACTATAAATAATTGTCAAAATGTAGTAGCTTTTAATGCCCCTTTTAATTTTAGAATAGCTCAAAGTGGATTTAGTGGCACTGAAACTTTTGCTTATTTTTACATAGCTTCGAATAATGTAAGATTAGTAAGGACTTAAAATGAACTGCCTCCTTCTTTCTAATAATGGCATAGCACTAAATTTACCTCCATCTTTAGGAGGCTCGGTTGCAAATTATAATTATATGTTAAAGCTAGACATGATTTATAAACAAGCAGTGGTATTGCCATCAAATATTAATAATAAAGAAGTGGTTATGTTAGGCGAAGTTTGGACGACTGGAAATATGTCTAATAAAACTTCTGGAAATACTTTAGAAATAACTTGGAATAATTTTAATTCAAAAGTAACACTACATGCTTTAAGTAAATATTACACTGCCAATGCAAAAATCAAAGTAGAGAAAAAATTCAATTTTGGAAATATAAATAACTTACAAATAATGCTAAGTTCTTGGCAAAGCGGTAGTGCAAATGCAAGTGCTGGTTGGAACTTAAATGATGGGGATAGATTAAACCCAAGAGCAAATTTAACATTATACTGGAATTAAGAAAGGGTAAATATGTTTTATGATTTAAAAAATAAAAGTTTAAAATATGATGATATTTTTTTAAAAGATGTAAAAATACAAAACGAAGAAGGTGAGATTGATGCACAAGATACTTATTTTTTAAGTGCTTGCGATGATAAGCTTTTAAAAGAGCTTGGTTTTACTAAAGTTAAAGAAGAAGAAATCCCAAGTTTTAATGAAAAAATTGAAGAACTTCGCCAAATTCAAACTTATGATGAAGAAAATAATCTTTATATTATTTCTTATGAGATTAAAGAAAAAGCATTAGAAGAGTTAAAAGAATTAAAATTAGAAGAACTAAAAGCTATAAAAGAAGAAAAGCTTTTGTTTATGCCTTTTAAAAATACTATATTTCAAATTGACACGGAAGCAAAAATTAATATTAGTGGAAAAGTTAGCGAGATAATGTTAGCAAATCTCAATAATACTCCTTTGGAAAATATTGCTTGGATTGATAAAGATAATAAAATCATTATATTTAACAAAGAAGAATTTTTAGAATTTGGGGTTGGTATCGCTAAATATACTGAAAGTATTATTTTTAAAAATGATGAACTAAGAAATAAAGTGAAAAATGCTACATCTTTAGAAGAATTAAATTTAATTGCATGGGAGAGTGAAAAATGAGTACTGAAAATATAATAAAAGAAGGTGCTATACTTGGTTCTTTAAGTGGATCTGCATTATTAGGATTGATGGTTTTTGTCTTAGCTGGGATTGCATGGCATTTATATAAAACTTTACATAAAGAAGCTGGGGAAAGAACAAAAGAACTTATAAGTGAAACCAAAAATACTAATGTTCTTATTAGAGAACAAATTGCAGTATCCAGAGCAAGTAGCGATAGTTTGGTTAAATTTATAGAAACACATTGCTCAAAAACCAATAACAAGCTAGAAGCTATAGAAACAGATCTTATGAGAATGGATGAAAGGCTTGTTAGGCTTACTCAAATAAGAAATGATGAATTAAGAAGTATTTTTAAAAAAAAGGAAAACAATGACTAAAACAGAATTAAAAAGGGTTTGTGTAAAACCTTATGATAAAGATAGATTTGAAGTGATACAAGATTATGAGTTTATTTTGCCAAATTACAAAGGCATTGTACCACAAGGTTTTAAAACTGATGGAGCGAGTATTCCACGCCTTTTTTGGTCTTTGTTTCCACCTTTTAAAAGTGAGTATTTTAGCGCTTGTGTTGTCCATGACTATTTGTGTATAAATGCAAAATCAAGAGATGATTATAGGCTAGCTGATCTTGTTTTAAAAGAAGCAATGCAAGCTTTAGAAATAAATAAATTTAAGATTTTTGTTTTTTATTGCTCTTGTAATTTATTTCATCAGATCAAATGTTTAATAAAGGGGATAAGATGAGTTTAGAACAGGTTATAAATACTCAAAATGAAAGTTTAAATCAAATTATAAGTAGTTTACAAGAATTAGTTTTAAGTTATAAAAATGGTAATTTGAGTTTAGAAGATGTTAAAAAATTAATTAACGAAACTATTGAAAATATATCAAATGATTATATAAAAGAAAGCGAGCTAAAAGAAAAACTAGAAGCCTTGCTAGAAGAGCTTGGCATCAATGCAAATATCAATGAAGAGAGTTTAAAAGAAGTTGTATTAAAAGTTGTTTTAGAAAATCAAGAAAGTTTAAAAGGTGATAAAGGAGATCCTTTTACTTATGAAGATTTTACAGAAGAACAGCTTGAAAATTTAAAAGGGCAAGATGGAGCTAAAGGAGCTGATGGTAAAAGTGCTTATGAACTTTGGCTTGAAAATGAAGAAAACACGGGAAAAAGTCAAGATGAATTTTTAGAAAGTTTAAAGGCTCAAACACCAACAAAAGAAGAAATTAAACCTATTATAGAAGAGATGCTCGAAGATATGAAATTAAATTTAGGCATTAATGGAATAAAAGTATCTAATTCTATTCCCACTCCAAAAACAAAAGCTAATGTTAATGATTTAATTATAACTTATAATGAAAATGTAAAACAACTTTGGCTTTGTGTGGCAAGTGATGATAAATACACAAGTTGGATCAATTTGCTTGGAAATGAAAATATTACAGCACAAGAGTTGATTATTATTAGTTTTGATACAAATTTAAATAGTGGTCAATATGGCGGATGTTTAAGTGATTTGCGTTTTGGTTTTGAAAATTCTTTAGCAAGCACTACGCAAATTATAAAAGGACTTAATGAAGGCAGTTTTTTAATCACTAAAGATGGAATGGGTTTAAAATCTAAAAATTATACTGAAGTTAGCGTTCTTTCAAAACCAAGTAAAAATCAAATAGAAGGAAATATCAAAACGAGCGGAATTTATAATGATCCTGCTTGGCATAATATTACCAATGCTTTAAAAAAATATGATGGCAATGCAAATGAATGCTGTTTTTGGGCTTCTAATATAAAAAATAGTGTAAGTATAGAGCTTTTTACAAATGAAATTCCTATGAGTCTTTTTTATAGGCAAGCTGGATATTATGGAAATGTCAATCTTTCAAATATAAAAATGCAAAAAGCCCTTAGAGTTCAAAATGAAATTATAGTCGAGAGAAGCTTTATAGGAATAAAAAAAGAAATTGATAAAACTACCTATGGTGATAATGCTTTTTTATTTGAATTTGAAGAAGAAAAATGAGTTTAAATCTAAAAATAAAATACAAAAAATAAAAAGAAAGGAATTATAATGAAAGTAACAATTAATAGAAGATACACTGGAAAAACTTGTGTTATAGGCAAATTTAAAGTTTTTAATGATGATGATAAATTGCTATTTGAATGCTTTTCTTTAGAAGAGGATAAAGAAGGAGTTGAAAGAAACAAGGATTTGAGAATACCAGAAGGCATTTATAATTTAGAAAGACATACAGGTTCTAGCTTTAATATTAGCGGTAGGAAAACAGTAGCAGGTGTTAAAGTTTTAAAAGATGATGATTTTGTGATTAATGTCTATAATGAAGAAGTGCCACTTGATAGAAGAATTTTGATACATTGGGGAAATAGCCACGAAAACACCGAAGGTTGCATACTTCTAGGCTTAACAAAAGCAAATAATAACGAGTATATAACTTCTAGTAGGCAAGCTTGTAAAGAATTTTACGATTTAATGTATAAGAAAGACTTGTCAGAAATCAAACTTGAAATCGTAAATGAGCTAGTATGAGTAAATTAATATTATTTGCTTTAAGCTTCTTTAGCGGAGACAAAAAGCTTTATATTGCTTTAGGCTTATCTTTGATTTTGTTAGGATATTTTTATCTAAGACTTGATAGCACTCAAACAAAATTAGAAAAAAGTCAAAGTGATTTAGCTTTGGCTTTAAAAATAAATGAAAATAATCAAGAAAAATTAAAAGAATTAAATCAAATTCACAAAACAGAATTAAAGGCTTTAAATGAAGCAAACAATCAAAAAAATCAAGTACAAGAAAGGGTGCAATATGTTAAAGAATACATTTATAAAAGCAATGAAAATAATATTACTAAGCTTTTTAACGATGTCGTTGATAGGTTGTGGGATGCAAACTCAACAAGTAGTAACCAAAATAGAAATTCAAAAAGTAAGAATTCCGCAAGAACTACTAACATTAAGCCCCCTTGAAAAGCCAATAGCAAAAAATGAACTAGATATTTTAAATGCTTATTCTATGCTTTTTTACAAATACAAACAGTGTGAGATACAGATAAGCAAAATAAAGGAGCTAAATAATGAGTAATACAAATGTTGATTACAACAAAAGACTTGAAGCATTTAAAGAAATTTATCCGCAAATTTTAGAAATGAGTTTAGCAGAAAAATCTCCATTTGGAGAATTTAAAAAGCTTTTAGAACAATTTGGAAACGATAATGTTATAAGAAATGACCAACAATTTCAAAGCTTGGCACAAGCGTTGGTAAGTGTTGGACAAACCATAGTGGCTCAAAGTCAAAATACAGCTTTATCCATGATTTTACAAGGCGATGAAAACGAGCTTAACGCTGAAAAAGCTTTACTTTTAAGAGCTCAAACAGAAACAGAAAAAGCAAAACCTGCATTAATAGCTAGACAAACTTCACAGATAGATGATAATTTAAGAATAGAAGCTGCAAAAGTTACACAGAGTGTTCAATTTGGATATTGTACCGGTGGTCTTGATATACCACAAGAAATTATGAAGCTTGTTAAAGAAAAGATAGAAAATATAGAAAAGTCTTCATAATGCTTATAGATGAAAAAAGGCTTATGAGAAATTATACTCTTAAGCCTGCTTATCCATCAAACATAGGAGAATTGGATACACAAGAAGTATATAAACAATGGTTTACCTATGCTATGATAGGTGTAAATAAATATGTTGAGCTTTTACATAAACAACTTGTAAGAAAAGGTAGAAGTCAAATTTAA